GTCTCGTCTACGCTAATGGGGTCAGCTAGGAGTTATACCGCTCCCAGGGTGTGTTCCCTTCCAAATCCAACTCCACGACACTCAGAATCAGAAGCGCGCCACGCATCCATCGCCGAACGACGTAGGACGCGTGTCGCGAAAGTCACGTTTCACGTGCCGAACGACACAATTAGCGTGACTTATTTTTCTTCTTCTTCTGTACCACCTTCACAGCCTTCTTCGGTCGGGACTGTGAACGCGTCGTGACTCTCTGCCTACTACTCATCGCCGGTGCAGCCGAACCAGCGGCCGGGGCTGCACCATCGTCATAAGCCTTCCTTACGGAAGTCGCAGCGCCAGGGATTGCGCGTGCGATTGATCCCACAATCGGGAGTGCAGAGACTACACCCCGGACAACCGGTAATACCTTTCCCATGACCGAACCTACTACTGAAAGTAGGTGTCCTAGGGAGTTGTACGACGATGGGTAACCCTGCTCGAGACCCGCTACGATCTCGTGGTAGAGTGCCATCGCCCCGGCCGAATAGTCCGAGGGAGGTCGGATAAACACGCGCTGGTCACTGATCACACGGGGGACTGTCTCATACCCCGCCATGGTGCGAACGGTGACGGACGCCTGACTAGCAAGGCCACGGAAGATCACCACTCCAATGGTCATGTCAGAAAACCCCGTGTCAAAGGGCGGTGCCACCTTGGCACCAACGGGAGCGAGACCTAGCGCCGACTTAATGGGCCAGGGTCCAAGCTTCGGTGCACCAACTCCTAGGCCACCAGGGATTACCCACGGGTACACGGTTAGGGGGACTTGCCCCAACTGACTCGAACCAGACGCAGCCACGACAGCTGCGCCGGACAAATCAGTTCCGGCCACTCGCCCACCGATCAAAACCGGTGGCACGAACTTCACCTCTGGACCATCATAACGTGCGGGCAAGTAGACTCCGGCACGAGCGGGGGATATGTACGGTTTGGGTGAGAGTAGCTGCAACGACTCTTCATCCATAGGCACATTGAAACCGACCGTGTCAAAAATCATCGAGTTGCCAGCAAGATCAGTCACCGATGCCGAAGCAAAAGGTGACAGTGGTCCGCTAGTTGAGGGAAAGGTTGCTGCGTAGACCGTCCCCTGGTCGTACAACGCAGACGCAACCAAATAGGCCGTCATACCCATATACCTTGGTCTCCATCCCCAGTAACGTGCAACGGGTCGCTGTGAAGCAAGCGTTGTGGACGGAATGAACGCCGGACCACCGGAGAGAACCACTACTCCGGAGATCGGCGCATCAAATGCCACAGCCTGATTAGCGAGTGCACCCGCTGCACAACCTGGTGGTGCCACCGGAAGCGTGAAGTCCACACCTGCAGGCCCAGCTGCCCAGAAGACATTATTCACGTCCCCCGGAGTCTGGATTAACAGTAGGTCCCAATTGTTTCCCGGTGGTAGCGCCGGTGGGGCGCTCACAGTGACAGTGGTCCTGAAGTCAGTACGTACAGTAGTGACCAGCGACATGTCTGGAATACCCGGGCACTCAACAGATGCCGCCGGGTGTAACGATTTCAGCAACCAATTGCGGGCATCGTCACTAAGCCCTGCCCTGGCCAAACGACCAAGGACTTGTTGCTGGAGGCCAATCGAAGCGGTTGTGTCAGAAGACATGGCGGTGAGATACTCAAAAACCTACAAGGCCCAACGACCAGAGCCACTAGGCCGCACCGGCACTAGCTAGAGGTCGCGCAAGCAGGTCAGCAAGGTCCTTGTCCAACACCCTGTCCACCAGATGGTGCTTGAACAGAACCGGCCGCGCCGGAATAGAGGCTAAGTACCGTCGGAGCTCTTCAAACTCATCAACGGTAAAGTCGTACTTGCGACGGAGCTCGCCATACATGTGATCATCAATCGGGTCACCACCGTACTGCGCCACCCACATGTTATAGTCTTTCCCCAACGGGATCGACCCTGACACGGCGGCACGCAAGAAATCGGTGTACAGTGGTAGTTGACCCACCACTGTTGTTAGACCTGCGACTATAGACGACCAATAGACGGCATGCTTCTTAGGGGGCGGCGGATTAACCGCCACCCCCAAACGCGCAAGCAAACGACCTAGAATCGGCACAAACCTAAATCCAAACTCCCCTGCTATCCAGCAGCTGGAGATAAAAGTGACATCTAAATAGTCACGGAAAACCCTGGACTCAGGAACTATACCGAACCCTGCCTCATACTCGGCATGACCTGTCGGGTCCACACCAGTGGCAACCAACAGATCATCCCCTGCGACAAGAATCTCACCGGGGCAACCATGAAACCGTAATGTCTCGAATGCGATCAACATATTGATCAGCGAATTGAAGACAGTGGTCTGACTAAAACCGCTCTTCGTGCCCCCAACAAGCCTGTACTTGAAGACGCCTCGTTTAAAAAAC